TGACACAAACCAAAGCAGACGAAACAGACAACAATGTTGTTGACATTAAACGTCTTGCTGGATTAAATTAAGGAGATAATGATGTCAGAACTATTAGAAAGCCGCTGGCAGGACACCAAAACTGCTCTTCTTGAAGGCTTGCAAGGCAACAAGAAGTCTGTTATGGCTGCTACGCTAGAAAACACTCGCAAGTACTTGTCAGAGACTGCATCCGCAGGTGCAACTTCTGCAGGTAACGTTGCAACACTAAACCGTGTGATTCTTCCAGTAATCAGACGTGTAATGCCAACAGTTATTGCAAATGAACTAGTTGGTGTACAACCAATGACTGGTCCAGTTGGTCAAATCCATACTCTACGTGTTCGTTATTCAGACACAGCGGGTACTGGTGCATCTGGTGCAACAGCAGGTGAAGAAGCTCTAAGCCCATTCAAGATTGCTGAAGCATATTCAGGTAACACTACAACTGCTAAAGGTGCAGCAACAGCAGCTCTTGAAGGCGAAGCTGGTAACCAACTAAGCATCCAGATCCTCAAGCAGACAGTTGAAGCTAAGACACGTAAGTTGTCAGCTCGCTGGACATTTGAGGGTGCACAGGACGCACAATCACAGCATGGTATTGATGTTGAAGCAGAAATTATGGCTGCTCTAGCACAAGAAATTACCGCTGAAATCGATCAAGAAGTTCTAGCTTCACTAGGTGCACTAGCAACTACAGTTGAAACTTATGATCAAGCAGCAGTATCAGGTACAGCTACTTTTGTTGGTGATGAGCATGCAGCACTTGCAGTTCAAATCAACAGAGCATCAAACTTGATTGCACAGCGTACACGTCGTGGTGCTGGTAACTGGGCAGTTGTTTCGCCATTCGCGCTAACAATTCTACAGTCAGCGACTACTTCAGCGTTCGCTCGTACAACAGAAGGTGCGTTTGAAGCTCCAACTAACACTAAGATGGTTGGTACACTAAACAACGCAATGAAAGTATATGTTAACACATATGCTGCTGACAATGCTAACGTACTTGTTGGTTATAAGGGTTCTTCAGAGTCAGACGCAGCAGCGTTCTACTGCCCATATATCCCACTAATGTCTTCAGGTGTTGTCCTAGATCCAGGCACATTTGAGCCAACAGTATCATTCATGACACGTTATGGATATGTTGAGCTTTCAAATACTGCTTCATCTCTAGGTAATGCAGCAGACTACTTAGCAGCAGTTGCAGTTACTTCTGGTAACGTAAGCTTTAGCTAAGTTTAGCTTTATAGTAAAACAAAATAGGGCCTACGGGCCCTATTTTTATGACTTGTATTACATAAATACCATATACATTGAGGGCTTGATGTATTACCTTTACTACGAGGGCGTAGGTATTGATACACGTATTTTTGTTAACTGTACTAGTTAACGGAGACATAGTATCGAATGATATGTATTTCACAGATATCAATAGATGTAGATTCTTTGCTGACAGTGTTGTGTCTAGCAAACGAAGAAACTCTGGATATCAACCTCCCACGATTAAACTTGAAGCATATTGTGTACCCAAGCTCATTGATCCTAACGACACAACTATAAAGTTGTACAAGGAAAGACAATGATAGAAATTGCAGCAGCAGTAAGTATGGCAACATCTGCTTACAATGGTATTAAACGTGCAATAGAAATGGGGCGTGAAGCCCAAGACGTTGCCCAAGCATTTGGTAAATTCTTTGATGCTAAAGAAAGTATAGCAGAAGCAAGTATAGAAAACAAGCAAGGTTCAAAAGTAAAAAAACTTTTTAGCGGCACAAGTGTAGAAGCACAAGCACTTGAAATTACAGCAGCAAAACACAAAACTGCACAGCTAGAAAAAGAACTACGAGAGTTTTTACTTTATTCAGGTCAAAGCCAATTCTACGAAGATATGATGATAGAGCGTAGACGCATACGTCAAGCCCGTATGAATGAAGCCAAACGCAGAGCAGCTAAACAAGCACTAATAATAGACGGAACTATTATAGGTGTTTCAGTTATAGGAACTTTTGTGTTTCTAATGTGGGCAGTAAATTTAATTGCTAGTAACGCAGCATAATTAGAATTTTGCATAAATACTTGTGTAGAGCGTGAGGGCTCTTCTATCAAAGAAAGGGCATTATTTGATAGATCCAGTCAGCGCCATTGGAATGGCAACCGCAGCTTACAATGGCATCAAAAGTGCAATCGCAACAGGTAAAGAAATATCTGATATGGCAGGTACCCTTAACCAATGGGCTACCAGTATAAGCGATTTAGACTTTGCACACAAACAAGCAGAAAATCCTCCATTCTTTAAAAAAGTATTTGGCGCAAGTGAAATTGAGCAGAATGCTCTTGAAGTGTGGGGACAGAAACAGAAAGCTAAGGAAATGCGCGAAGAATTGCGCAGTTACATTTCATTATACTACGGTCCAAGTGCTTGGGATCAAATTGTAAAAATAGAAGGTGAAATGCGCAAGAAGCGCAAGGAAGCAGTCTATGCAGCAGAAGAACGCAAGCAGGCAATACTAGAATGGACAGTAGGACTAATTGCAGCAGTTATTGGAGCAGCAATTTTGACAGTAGTGTTTTATTATATTGGTGTAAGTCAGGGCAAGTGGTAATATGTGGATATTGATTTGGTTAGCACTAAATGGACAAACTATTGAACATTATCACATTGGCAACTACAACGATAAAGATGCTTGTATTAAAGCAATGAGCAAAGCAGCAGTACTTGTTACAGGTCCAAATCAAAGTGTAGATTGTTTGTGGATTAAAGATAAACCTGTTGAAGGTTAAAATATTTTAAGACGCTTGCACATAGCAATCAGCGTAGTACGTTTGATACCTAAGCAATTACTTGCCTTAGTTTGATTCCAATTTTCTTGTATGAGAGCATCTTTTACTTTATCAATAATAAAATCATCAACTGCATCAGGCAAGGCTTTTGGTTGTGTATCTTTTGCTTTCTCTTTATTAATTTCGTCAAACATTTCAAACAATGCTTGTTGTTCTTCGTAACTACTTGGCATAGTGTATTTATAATCTTGGTGTTAAATTTTTAACACCAAGTGACTAAATAATACTGTATATTATTTGTTATAAATACAAAGCTAGAGGGCAAAAAAATGAAAAAGTACAAGTCTTGGGCAATTATGGCCGGAGTGGTCTTATTGTTTAGTTTTGAAGCGAGGGGACAAGTTGCAAATGATGCAGATGGAAATTTTGATTCCACAAGTTATGTAGAAACAGACAACACATCTACTACTAACACAACTAGTAACGTAACAACAGACAATACTAACACAAATACAAGTACTATTGACAGTACTTCTACAAACACGAATACAAACACAAATACTAACAATACAACAATTGATAGCACAAACACTAATACAAATTTAAATACTAACAATACTACTATCAATAGCACAAACACAAATAATAATGTGTTGAGTGGCGGCACAAACAATACAAATACGAATACAAATACTAACAATACAACAATTGATAGTACAACTACCTCTACAAATACAAATACTAATTTAAATACAAATAATACGACTGTAAATAGTACATCAAATAATACTAATACAAATACAAACACCAATGTTAATACTAACGACACAACTATTAACAGCACAACTACTAACACTAACAATAATATATTGAGTGGTGGTACAAACAACACAAACACTAATACAAATACAAATACTAATAACACGACTATTAATCAAACTAGTGATTCAACAATTAATCAGAATGTGAACCAAACTACAGATTCTAATGTAAATCAAACAGTGAATAGCACAAGCAATGTTACTAGTAATAATACTAATACCAATGTTAACACAAATAATACAACATCAAACAATACAAACACTAATACAAACAACAATACTAATACTAACAATAATACTAATGTAAACAAGAACGACAGTACTATTACACAAAAGATTGAATCTCCACCCCCAAGTGCTATTGCTCCTACAATAATGATGGGAGGCAACGATACTTGTACTGTAACATACTCTGGTGCTGTGCAAACACAGATTGTAGGTGTGTCTGGCGGTGGTCACATTCGTGATTTAAACTGTGAGAGACTTAAGAATTCTAAAACACTCTACAATATGGGGATGAAGGTTGCAGCAGTTGCTCTTATGTGTCAAGATCCGAGTGTATATCGTGCAATGGAAATGGCAGGTACTCCTTGCCCGTTTGATGGATCAATTGGTACAGAAGCAAAAGAAAAGTGGGAACTTAATCCTGAACTACAACCAACAAACATAGAACAGGAGACAAGACGTAATGATCAAGCGGAAGGAGCGGTTAAAGGCATCCTTGGCGCTGGGCTTATGGTTCTGCTTTTGGGCCTCTAATAGTTTAGCACAGGAAACTACGTTTAGTGATGGTACTACTGGTACAGTAGATACTTCTATTATCTATGGCTTGCCTAATGATTCTACTTATCTTGAACAAGACATAACCTATTTTGATCCACTGTTAAACAATAGTGCAAGCAGTTGGAGTGCAACCTCAGGATGCTTAATACAAAGTACAGATAACAATGGCGACGGCTCGTGGAACGGAACCAGCGGCGGGCAATGTGCTAACATTGGTATCAACGGCGACGGTGCTATACGTTTTGGTTGGACAGCAGCAACCATTAGTCAAACACAAGATGTAATTTCTGATGCACTACGCAGTGTAGGGATTGATGTTGTTGGTTATCTATACCAATGGAAAGTTAAAAACTATAACGGAAACGATACAAGTACAAATCAAACCTGTTGTCAAGATCCATTAACTGTAACAGTAACATTCAAAGACACAGCAGGCAATGAACTGTATTCAAGAGAATATGACTACTCATATTCAATAGCTAACTGGACACAAAAGAACGGACAGCAATTATTCCCACAAGCATTTGGTACAGACGCAACAGGTGTTGATACAATTACAATTGAAGTATACGGACAAGATGCAGGTTACTGGGCAGGTTACTGGGGACCAGAATTTAGAGAAGGACAGGTATACGGATTGTATGTTTATCGTCCGCCAGAAGAAGATAATAGTTGTGACTTAGATCCATTGAGTGATCCTACGTGTCCTGGCTACGCAGATGCACTAGCAGCAGAACAAGATGCACTACTAGAACTAATTGCAAGTTCAAACACCGCAGACCCTGCAGGAACAACAGATGACCAAGCATTTCTACAGTCAGTGCAAGAAACATCAACAGCATCATTAGATGATGGATCAGGAGCATTGGAGGAAATAGTAAGTGAACCAATTATTGAAACTCAAACACAAACTATTGAACCTGTTCAAACACAAGAAAGCACACAAGTCGCCGCAGCAAGTGATCCTACAACATCTGAAGCAGTTGCAGAAGAAACAACAACAGCAGTTGAAGAAGTAGCTGCCGTAGAAGAAGTTGCTGTGGTAGAAGAAACAGCAGTAGAAGAAGCAACAGAAGAAGCTACAGAAGAAGTAGCACAAGAAGAATCATCAGCGTCTAATGCACCTAGTGCAAATCCTTTGAGTGTAGCAGCAGCCGCAGTTGCAGCAGCAGACAACGTAGCAGGCGCAGCAAGTTCAGGAGCAGTTGCAAACTCACAAGCAAGTGTGACAGCCGCAGAACAAACAAGCGCAGATATACAATCTGACATAGCAGCAGCAGATGCAGTTAACGCAGAACAAACTGCAACAGCAACAGCAGTTGTTGCAGGTTCAACTACAGATATAAACCTTTCTTCAGCTACTACATCAAACGTAGTAGGATCAAGTTCAGATACAACTACAAACACTGGCAGCAGCACAACAGGCAGTTCAGACACTAGTGTTGCAAGTACAGGTTCTACAGGATCGCAAGATTTTGGATCGCAATCTATGAGCGGAAGCGATGATGGTAGTGGTTCATTAGAAAGTCAAGCAGTTGCAATGGGTACAACTACAGAAACAACAACAGATACAACAGGTTTACCTAGCAGCTTTGGAGAATCAGGTGCAATGAATGTTGTAATAACATCAACACCAGGACAATCAAATGATCCAGGAGACACAGGCGGTTTAACAATTGAGCTTGTTGTTGATTCTAACTTTGATATTGCAGCCGTAGATAGTGCAATTAACCTTGCTCTTGCTAGAGTACAAGATTTAGAAACAAACATAGTAGAAACATCTATTGAAGAAAGTACAGAATCTTTTGAAGATCAAAATGCAAAAGAAGATGCACTAGTTGCAGAAGCTCTAGCAGGCACAGACAACGAAGATGCAAATGCTGCACTAATGGGTTACAATCCCAACTTTAG